TGGTTGTGTAAGTTGTATCCTCTGTATCGTCTCCACTTATAGTTCATGATTGGCGAAGCAATCATTCCCAAGTGAATTACATAATGAATACGTCCTTCACGTTTAGCGTAGAGTCGAATTTGATCTGCCAAATATGCTGAAGTTCTTTTGTCGTCAGAAAGGCGAGCGTCCACGTCAATTGCTCTAACGACAAAGTTGGCTTTTGGGTCTGGGATGTGATCGCTTTTACCTCTGCGTTGATGATTATAGTCAGCAATCCATCCATCACTTTTACGCTGGCGATCTGGGTATGAATCATCTATTTGTTCACGTAGTTGAGCCGCAGCCTTTGATAACCAAGGTTTCATTAGGAAACTAGTAAAGCCGCTTCCTCGGCGGTTAAGCCAAGACGTGCCAACAGTTCTGCCTTCGCCTCTGCTTTAGCAGCATTTGCAGCATCTTTAGCAACCTTTTCAGCCTCTGCTTTAGCAGCATCCGCCTCACGCTGAGCGATTTCCTTGGCAGTTAATTCCACCTCAGTTTGCTCTCCAGTTTCGCAGTTGATTATTAGTTTAGTTGGCATTGTTTCTCCTTATGAGTTTGATATTCCGTATAGGTAAGCGGTTGAGTGTTGCATTAAATTTCCACCATTAGCAGTTATTGTTAAAGATGTGACTGCAACAGTTCCAGTCCATAATGCAGCCCAAAGTGAAGCCGTTGCAGCAGTCGCATTATTTTCCGAAACGCCATCCGCTGAGGCTGACTTTTGATTACTGCTTGTGTAATTTGGAATATAAACATCATTAGACCCAAAAGTGCTGGATGTAGCAGTATTTCCATTTAATCTTACTAAAGCGGCTGAAGTCAAAGTTCCAGAGTTAGATGATGCACTACTACCATTACCCCTAAGTTGTACATAAGGATAATTACTGCCAGTGTCAGTATTAAATTTAATCAAAGCAAAATCATCTACATCTGAATTAACACTTCTTAAAGATAATTTTAACAACAAATCAGTATATGTGCCAGGTATTGAAGTAAACTCTATATTAGCCGCACCACCACTACCAACAGTTGAACTTGCAATTAAAGTATATGTATTTGCCATTATGCCGCCGCTATTCCGTAGAGTGTAAAGGTTGAGCCTGCAGTAAAAGTAGAAGCCTGAGGGAAAATATCTATCCGATTTATTGCGCTAGTATTACGCCACGTACCAACTATTGCATCCGTTCCAAGAGATGCGTTATTTGCTCTAGTTAAGTAAGATTTGTAAGTGGTTGTATTAGAGTAATTCATAATGTTGGTGATTGCAATATTAAATGAACCTGTTGAAAGGGCACCATAAGAATCTATGTACAGCCAAGGGTCGCTTGTTACCCTTCCGCTTGATGCAGCCGAACCAGTACCACTAAGAATTGTACAAGAATAGTTACTACCAGTATCATTATTAAATCTGATTGTTGCATCAGTAGTTCCCGAAGTAAGTTTTGCGCTAGTAATCAAAACTAAATCAGTATATGAACCGCTAATGCTGCTAAATGTAACAAGTGATGAGGTTGTACTTAAAGTAGTTGTCGCTATCGGTTCATATGTTGCGCCTGCAGCCATTGTTATGCTCCCTTAATTCCGTAGAGGGCGAATTGTGTGTATTGCTCAAAATTACCTGCTGCGTGAAATAACTCAATAGTATTAATTGCCGAAGTTGATTGCCATAAACCAGATTGAAGTCTAATACTACCTGAACCATTTTTATCAACGCCATTGAGCGTTCTAAAAGTTTTATATTTATTTGTATTTGCATAATCTAATATGTCGCAAACATAAGCAGCATAATTACTTGTGGTGTTACCTTCAATTCCAATTATTGCCGAAGTTTGCGTGGCTGCGGCATTAGTAAAAACACTAGCACCATTACCTAATAAATAATGGTCGGCGTAATTACTTCCACTATCGGCTGAACCATTACCAACACGCATTTTAGTTTCATAATCGGCAACAGTATTTTTAGCAATTCCTCTAATTTGTAAATGCTTAAAGGTAGCAGGTATTGAACTAAAGGTAATAGTTGAACTACCGCCCGAACCTACTGTTACTGTTGCAATAGATTCGTAACTAGAAGTGCTTGGAGTTACCCCAACGCTTAGCGTGCCAGCAATTATGTTAAGCAATTCCGCCTACCACATACCAAGTATCGGTTCCGGTCTTAATGCAAACCGCTGATTTGTATTGAGCCAAAGTTGGTGCTGCTGGAACCGCACCGCTTGAAAGAATTGTTGTAGTTCCTGAAGTGACTGCGCTAATTGTGCAAACTCCTACACCAATATTCAATACGGTTAAAGCAGTACCAATTGGAAATGCAACTGAAGCGTTGGTGGGAATCTTGAAGGCAATCGCTGTCGCCTTGTTCATGATCTCTAAAACCTGAAATTGGTCTGCTGATACCGCTGTGTAATCGGCGGTATTGGCTGTACCTACTGTAAATGAGGTTAAACCGTTGTACATTGCTGCGGACAAAACGTCGCCGGTTGCCGCTGGAAAGCCTGTTGCCATTTGTATATCTCCTTAGTAGTCTCTAATTATATCTCAGTATGTGAGAATATCCTCGCCAATTACCCCATACGTGCTATCTCCGACGATAAACCCATCTGTTATGGGTTCCAAGGTGGTGAATGTGCCTACCCATGAGTTTGGCGTTATATCCCAAGATACTCCCTGAATCTGTAAGTTCTTAGTGATTACTGAGGAATCGGGTTGTATGTTGGAAATAAGAACATTGTCAAAATAATCTAAGCCTAACATTACGTCATTAGGGACTAGAGGGTCATAAAGGTCAATTGTCATGCGATCAATTCGTATAGTAGTTGTGCTGCGTGTAGCAACATAAATGGCGGCAATATTGGCTGCCTCTGAGTCTGTCTGCACCACTAAATCACTAAAGGAAACCGAATGAGGAAAGTAGGTGGCAACCGAATCTGCATCGATATAGGTTTGCGTGCTACCACCAATGCGAGTAACCGAACAATTATTAACAATTAACTTATCGTCAAAAGCAAAGACTAAATTCTTATATGGAATACCACCGGTTTGATTGAAGTCAATTGGCGTATTACCTGCTGAGGATATTGTGTCATATCTGTTAAAAAATATAGCGTTACCTTCAGTTGAGATATAAAACGCACCTTGTTCTGAAGTCTCTACGTTTTGAATGGCTGCGAGCGCAGTTCTATTAGTTGCAGGGTCAGCCTGAGTTAAAGAATTACCGATGTCTATATCTCGCATTGAGGTTGGAAAGGATACGGTGTCCAATATCTTTTCAATTCTAGTTCCGGTGTCTTGTCCGGCTGCTTGTCCTGTAACTGTACTGACTGTCGCCATTGCAAGTAATCTAAAAGCATCTGAAGCGTTAATGTCTACGTAGGATACATTTTCTGCCTGATCGTAGGTATAGACGTAATCAGTTGTGTATCCGCTAAATAGGTAATAATCCAAACCATCGTACTCAGCAGAGATTCTAAGTTTTCTTAATGGTGTTAAATAACCGTATAAATCGGAACTGATATTTTGTGGATTGAATCTGCCATTTTGGTCATAGATACGAACGCTGCAAGTTCCAGCCTCGTAGGTATCTCGCCCAATGTTTCTACCCCGATTAATCTTGATACCTCGGGTTATGTCAGTTAAATCAATTACTAATGAAGGTGCGGACTGATCTGACAATAAGCCAACACCTAACACGCCGTTTACTGGGTCTCCAATAGTAAAAGGGTTACCGAAGGTAGCCCCAGAACTAAAGTTTAGGCTTATGTTAAGTACTGGTAGCGGCATGTTATCTGAATGGGTTGATTGACGAGAATGAACCTGAAGCGGATGAGTTAATTAATCCGTTTCGCAATTCGTCTAATAGTCCTTGGGTAGCACCGTTCACGTTAATGATTGTCGTGCCATCTCGATTTAATCCTTGAGATAAATTAAAGGCTTCGCCTTGCGCTTGCATCCTGTAACTCATTGAAGCCATGATTGCTTCGCTTTGTGCAATAGTCGCCGGCTTACTTTGTAACTTAGCAAGTTCAGTAGCACTCATTTGATTCTGAGGATTAATGACTGCAAACTCAACACCATTTTTAGTGAAGGGTGCGGCTATGCTTGGAAGCCTTGAAGGTGAATTAACGCCTTGTCCGCCTACTGTTGTGGTTCCTAATTGGGCTAACAGTTTTTTCATTAATTCAATTTGGGCAATTAGATTGTCAATATCAGTTGACCAACCCTCAAACGGATATAGGGCTTTAGGTAACTTGGCTATTGCTTCGGCAAGGTTAGTAGTTTGTAATTGAGACTTAATTAACTCGGTTGCTAACTTAGCGGCTTCACTAGCGTTACCTTGGATTAAGGCTAATTGTAAAGAGAGTCTTAGTTTTTCTTGGTCGGTAATCTTGTTTTGCAAGGCTGCATAAATTTGAATCTGCTCAAGATCAAAAACGCTAGACAATTGCTCAAGTTTCTTTCGTTCTGCTTCAATCTTTTTACGCTCAGCATTTAAGGCTTTTTCTTTGTTTATCGCTAGGAGTCTTTGTGCTGCAAGTTTTTTTGCGTCTGCCTGTAACTTCTTTTCCTCTTTTTGCAAGGCTGTATAGTCAAACTTTTGACTCATTGGGTCGAAAGGTTTATCAAAGTTCATCTTGTATTGGAACAGCGGAGACGAAGGACTTAAGGTTAGGTTTTGCAACCCAGTCTTTGTGAACTTAGCAAACTCACCAAATCCAGATATAAGGTTTGAGATTTTGTTTGATAATGTGTCGATTCCGCTGCCGTACTTTTCAGGGTTACCAAAAGCATCATCAAGTGCGCCTACTAATGCGCCGCCAATCATCTCTTTAGCATCCTCGGTTTTAGCCTTGAGAATGTCCATCTTTCCTGCAAAAGACTCAGCCGCTAATGCTGCCTGACCATCGAATCTTTTTGCTAAGAACTTGGTTACCTCATCCAAGTCCATTGTCTTTGCTTCAGTAGCAGTCAATCCGACGTTTAGACGTAGTAAGGCTGTATTCTGTCCAAGGGCTGCTTTGCTTAATGCCGCTGTTACTGACGCTAAGTCTTTACCTGTACCGGCTGAAGTATCTAATGCAACTGAAAGTAATGTTTGTGCTTTTTTGGCATCTAGGGTTGCGTTGACTAAAGAGGTGAAGGCTGGTCTTAATTCATCATCTAGAACGCCGGTTGTGTTTTGTAATTTAGTTATGAATCCAGCAGTACTGATTACTGCATAAGATTGACCTAAGTTCTGTAATGTTTTTGCTAACGCATTGGCAGCCTTTTGATCGTCACCAAAAGCCTTGATTGCGCTTTTACCAAACTTTATAGTTTGATAAGCACCAAAAGCAACGCCAAGTGCTTTTGCTGATTTACTCAAAGAATCTAATGCTTTAGTTGCCGCTTTTGAGCCTTTGTCTTTGTAAGTGCTAACAATAGGAATTTCAATGCCGGTACTCATGCTGCTAACCCGATTCTCCTCTTAGTGCTTGAATTAAACTTTGCAACGGCAGTATTGATTGCCTTAAATGTTGCGTTGGTGACTTGTCCTTGATCTTTAGCAAAAGCCGCAAACAACAATCTACCTTTGTCAGTTCGGCGGCTACCAATACTCTTAAAACCGCCGTAAGTGCCTTGAATAGCCCTGTTAAAGTGCGCCCCTGCATTTGGGTTATTACTCTGGCTGTTGCGATCTCCGTTAAAGTTTGCTCGCCCTGCGGTTTCAATAATTGCGCCAACTCGAGATCGGTTTAACAATCTATAAACATTTACGAACCCAGCACTATTACGGCGAGATCGCCCAAGGCTGTAAGTCAAACCCTTTTTGATTAATGCTTCGTTATATCTTGGAAAACCTAATTTTCTGCCAGTTCTTGAAACTACTGGTTTTCCCTGATCTTGCCAAGATTCCAATTGGTATACATTTGGTTGAACCATACCTCGAGCATCATCTACAACTTTTTTCATTGCAAGACGAATCTCTTTGTTCATCTCCTTGTAGAGGTCAGGCGCAAACTTCTTTAAGGCTTTTTGAGCCTCAACGATACCTTTTACCTCTACTGGCATTTTCAATCCTTTTTTGGTCATCTTTTAGAACGGTGATTGTTGCTAAAAGTAATGATCTATCCATTTTCAAATACTCTGAATGAGGTATGCCAGTCCTAACTGCTAATGTTGCAATTAGATGAGTAAAGTCATACCTCGTCACCCATTTGGGGAGTCAGCGTCCATAATCTCTACCTTGGATAGAGTCTCTAGATACTTGTCCCCAAACGGCGGAACTGTAATACCTGCACGTCTTTCGGCTTCCCATGAAAGCCAGTAGACGTCAGATTGTTTTTCTTCATCCCTGAACCGCTTATGAAATCCAGTTTTGAAATTCTGTTCAAACGCATATTCGAGTGCAGGGGTTATATCAAAATCTGATACATCCCCTGAAGCCTTAGTCACTCTTATTTTAATCATTGTTACTCCTTAGAATGTACCTGTGGTTGCAACGGCAACTGCACCGTTGATAGTCCATGTTACATCCTGCATACCTATATCTCCAACACTTCCGTTAATGTCGGTAGTGTTATTTACCAAAGCGGTGAATGTGTAGAGTGGGTTGGCTGCGCCTACTGCGGTTCCTTTTTCCTGTAACAATACGCAAGTTACTGAAGTTCCCCATGCAGCCTGAAGGGTTGCAAGAACGTTTGCTGTTGCGGTGTCGTTTAGGAAAGAAATGGTCACGCTTGAGGCTTCGAGCCCTTTTACAAATTTGTGACCTGTATCACCCATTGCGGTGACCTCAAGTTCATCAAATGTGCGGTTAAGTGTGACGGCAGTCACATGATCTGAAAGATCGACAGTATTTACCTTTACGCCGACCTTGTTATTTAAGAATACAGCCATTGGTTATTCCTCATCTTTCTTTGAGACTGGTTTTGGCTTATCTGATTTTGCTACTTGCCCGACTTTTTCAAGCCAAGCCTTGTCCTCGGAAGGAACATCATAAATATCGCTCATTTTTTAACTCCAACTTGTCATGATTGAGACGGACATATCACTTGTAAGCATTTCGCCGGCAACGTTTGATAAAACAGTCGGTGCCGAGATACTGCCAACACTTATTTTTAATGTGGTTGAGGCGGCTAACTTATTAAACACGCCAACAACCAAATCCTCAATGCCGTTCAAGTTTCCTTGATTATCTAGCATTGGAACAATCATTATGATCTTAAAATTTACTTTAGGGGCAACACTTGAGTAAATGTTGTTGCTTGGTTCAATGTAAGGGTCATCCGGTTGAATGATTACTGAATTAGCAATGGGTGAGGCAGGTGGGTATGAAAACACCTGCCAAACCCCAGCGTTCTCTAACGCCGTCGCAAGGGTTGATCTGAGAGTTGTAACGGCAACTGTCATCAGCCAACCAAACCATTAGGTGAAAGGTGATTTGCTATGAGCCCTCGTATTCTTGCGAGTAAAGTATTTCCCATTTTATAGGGTGATGGTTGAAAATCGGGTGAAATTCCACCGGACGCAGTTTGTTGTCTGCTCTGCCAAATATCGACAGCGATCATAGCCGCACCTTCACGAACTTCAGGAACTGTTGCGTAGTCAACGTTAGTTGCTGCGGAAATTGTGCCGTAAGGTCTAACTACTCTTTTTGTTTCTGCTGCCTGATTGCTAATAGTAAACGAAATAGAATACTCTGTAATTTTTGTTACTGTTTTTGAACCGTTGTAGTGTGCCGCAACATTTTCTACAACTACCGTTTCTCCTATTTGAATGTTATGTTTTTGATCTGTATAAAGTGTGCCTACCGTTGTTGTACACTCTCTCGCAATTACGTTGTAATCATTGAACCACAAATAGCCTTTGACAATATTTTCGGCAGCCTGACAGCACTCCTCAACTACTGAATCAGAATACAAACTTCCAATTCCCAATAAAACCCGAAGTTCTGCCTTGGTAACGTAGGTAGCCGGCAAAGTATTGTCCTTTCTTAAAGTAAAGGGGCGAAGGCTTCCAACGCCCCTTTACAGGTTATCCCTAGTAAGGAAAGTTTATGCAACCATCCACTTGTAAGCACCGGCTGCAACTTTATTAGCAATTGCGCCATAGCCATAATAAGCAACTTGAATTTGACCTGTTGAAATTAGGTTTGTCTCCAAGCGGTACTTGCTTGACTCGTACCAAGTAAATGATTCAGGATTTAGAACAATAATTGAAGCGTCGCCGGTTCCTGATAGATAACGTGAAACTCTAAGGTTTAATCCACCAATGTTTCCACGAACGTTAGTTGGTGTTAGGTTTCCGGATGCGTTCTGAGGATTAATGGTTTGTGTAAATACTGCACGATTTGAACCATCAACTAAGCCCATCAATGCGCCCCATTGTTCAGGTGAAACTACAATGTTTTGCGCAAAGCCAAGAGTTCCTGAGTAAATAGAAACTGCTGCATCAGAAATAAAATCCTGAATGTTTGCTGCGGACATTGTGCGGTTGCCGCCATCTGTTGCAACTTGAGCAATTACGTTTCCAACTGCTGCGTCTGTCGCTTTAGCGTAAGCAAACTCCATCTGCCTTACCAATTCTGAGAAGAACGCTGGAGACGATCTGTCTAGAATTTCTGTCGAGAAGGTCTGTTGTCCAGCGTACTTCTTAACTGAAACGCTCAAGAAGGAAACGTTTTGGTCTGTATCTGATGGTGCTGCGCCTTCTGCTGTCTCTGCAACTGTTGGTGCTTGAGTTAATTTAGGAATTTCAAAAGTCATACCTGCATCAGGTAATGCACCATTTGAAATAGAATCGATAAATGGACGATCAGCGTTTGATAATGGGTTAATTACCTCAGTCAATTGACGTGTTGGAACTAAACCTGCGTTATCAGTTGTGTCTGCTGCGGCTGCCAAGTATTGACGTGCCTCATCATCATTTAGATAAGTTGCCCGTAGTGTGTTCTCTAGGAATTTTTCCTTTGTAAACTCAAGACGTGGCTTTGTGTAAATTGGTGCTGCTATTGTTGGGCGAGAGGCTTCAACCGCTGGGGTCTCTACTACCTCTGACGCAACAGTTGTTTCAGGTGTTGTGTTCTCCACAATTTCCTCATTTTCTGTTTTGGTTTCGGTTGATTCTGCCTCTGCGCTTGACGCAGCGACTGAAGTGACTGCGGCACTCTGGAAAGCGGCAGCCTGTACCAGACTGACTTCCATAAGTTTCGCAGCACTAACTCTATAAATTCCGTTACTGTTTTTTCCTTTGATAACTTCCACTCCGACACTCAAGCCGGAACGTAGGTT